TTTCACTAACGGAAAACGTATTGTCGTCACCGTTTAGAACCATTTCAACATTATCATTGAAATATTTGTACGAGAGCTTCTGAGCACACAAGGCATCATACTCACTCTCTAGATCACCATCACCGAATCCTTGTCGGCCATCCAACTGCATACGCAGATTTTCGATCTTGTCATCATATTCCTGAATGGAACTTACACCCATGTGTTTCTTCCACAGTACTATAAATGCATAACAAAGTAATCGATACAGGATCATAGTATTATCCACAATAGTATTCCCTTGTCCAGAGGGATTACCTGTGTTCTTAACAACCACATCACCTTTTGGTGTGATCATAATACTATTAATGATGTCATAATACAAATTGTGCATAGCCTGCAAATTTTCTTCAGACTTGTGTTTGAGAAACTCACACCTCAACACGCACTGGCCCCACAGAAGTCGTCTGAACAGAGAAGCATCATAGTCGCTCTCGTCCAAGGCAAAACCCCTGGCAAAACGTAACAGTTTACGTATAGCCTTATTCCAACCGCCTTTAAACTTTGTTGCACCAACAAAAGACGCGGTTCTCAAAGCACTCCGGTAAAATTTCTCATTCATATCGAGACATAATTGACTATTCGCGATAGAGTGGTGTACTGCCGAAGCCGTAAAAGAACGAATTTTATTTTCTTTAAGCTTTTCCAACGAACGGAGTTCATGTTTATCATTCAGACTCCAAAACGTTGGGATAGGATCTTTAGAACGTAGATGTCGCCAATATTCATCATGAATTGGCGGGAACTCCGGTGAGGCAAAATAAGGCCCTTTCTGAGGGTATTTATCCTTAATGCCAAATCCAGGAGAGGTGGTTTTCGCTGCATTACATATTGCAACATCCCGTTCAACCACCAACGACCCCATCATATGTGGTCCGAAGTGCTGTCCAGTCCATTTTAAAGACAACTCCATTGCTTCTTCGTCCACATCAGGTTGGTATTTCTCATATTTAGAGGAACTCTTAAAGTTTGAATCCGCGTTTGGCACGCATGGAGCATACTTTTGTTCCCACTTAAAATCCCTAGATGCCTGCCAAGCAGATACATTAGGGTCCGCAAAATGCACACGCCCATACTTGGGCTGACGGAATTGAGTCCTACCAACATATTTACACACTCCTTTCAGGTAATATTTAACAAACTCCTCCGATGGCACGGCTCCGTATCGAACACCACGGTACCAGGGGGCCCAGCACGAGCGCCAGAACTTATCCGCCCGGTTTACCCGCTGTGCCGGAGTTAAGAGTTTAAATGTTTTACTTTACTTGGAATAGTGTTGGCACACAGTTCTGCCCACTGCGTGTTAACTGGAACAAACCCGTTCACTTTGTCTGAACCAGAACCTAATTGGTGAAAGCCCAAGAGTTTCCCATCACTCAAGGCCCATACACCAGAACCACAATCACCTTTAACAGTCGGGCACGTATGACCAACATAGTCACCCACAACAGCTGTAACATTACCGTACGCTATGTGGAACCCTACACCTCTATCTCCCATTTGACGGGCGATGAGAACGACACACGCCTCACCGGGTATAGGATCACGCCAGCCATTTTGCTTTGGCTGAGTTATACTTAAGGGCAACGGACAACTTGCAAGGTCCGCTCCAGTAGTAATTAACTTTTCCCGATCAATTTCATGAAACACCGGCTTACCATCGACATCAGCGGTACGGAGAAATTTAGCTTTCTCATAAGCACCCTGGTGCTTTGTAAAAGTAACCTTTCCACATTCATAAGTTGCATTCTCAATGAGACTTATGGGGTCAGGGGAACTATATAAACCGAATGTGCATCCCAGATGCTTATCTAAATGAAATTGACTCCCTCCATTTAAGCTTTCATACTTACCTTCAAGCTGCTGCTTACCTTGTAAATCAGCACTTATCTCAGTACGTTTAGCCAAATTATCCACATGTAATCGCTTACTTTTCTTCAGCAACTGCTTCTCCGGGGCCTTTTGCTCAGCCGGTTTATGATACAAATGACAACTCTTACCCTTTCTACACTCAGTCTCCGACTGATATATTGGTGTTTCCGACCAATCCGGATTTCCATCACTCTTTTTCTTCGAGGGGAACTTTCGGCAACGGGGAGTAACATCTGCAACAGCAGGAGGGTGTGCCAGTTTACAATTAAAAACTGAACACTTAACACCCTTCTTACATTGGACCATGGAAGGATCCATTGGTCTAGCGAGTCTAGCCACACCAGCGTCATTAACAACG